AATCAAAATTATCAATTAATTTATAATTCATTGTTAGAAAAAGGAAATATCTGTTTATTAACATCTTTGAACAACAATCAAATTAATACGGCTGTGCGTATTGGTGGTAGAGCACTACTAACTAACCATCACTTCTTCGAATATATGAACGAAGGAGATAAATTTGAAATCGACATAAAGCATCTTTCTGGAACACAACAGAAGATAACACAGACTTTTGAACTCAATCATTGTCACAGATTGGGCTCATCTGACTTAGTAGTATACAAGTGTGACAAATCGGTACCACAAGCAAGAAACATTATCAAACATTTTATGGATGAAAAAGTTCTCTCTCAATATTTGGATGCGGTAGTAGTTGGTGCATATCCTGTGCCAGTAGTTATGACTAATGTTATGGCAAAACCAAATACTCATGCGTTATCGTATGCAGTAGGTGAGTCTAGCTATAGCATTATTGATACTTACGAAACTAACTGCCCAGTAGAACAAGGTATGTCTGGATCTGTATTAATTGGTACTAATGATAGAAAATGTAATAAAATCATTGGTATTCAAGTTTGCAGAAACAGAAAAACTGGATTGGGTTATTTTAAACCTGTAACACAACAACAATTAACGGAAGCATTTAAAATTTTAAATGTTGAAGAATTTGAAGAAGAAGCTTTAATAGAGTCTACTTCACTTATTGTTGATGAAAGATGTCCACCAAATTTGGGAAAGAATTCGATCATTTATAAAGGAACAATGAAGAAAGGAACTTACTTGAAACCACAAACAAAAAGTAAAATTGAACCATCACTTATTCACGATTATTCAAAGATTACGCAAGAACCATCAGTATTAACAAATAAAGACGAAAGGTTAAATGATGATATCAAATACAAACAAGATATCTTATTTAAAGCTATGGAAGGTTTTGATCATCCTATTGGCTGTGTTAATCGAAAAATGTTGAACAAAGCTGTTTCAGATTTGAAGGTGGAATACGATGTTGAACTCGATGTGCGAGGAATACAGCGTAGACCATTAACAGAGGATGAAACAGTAAATGGGATACCTAAATTGATTAACAGGGTTGATATGAAGACATCACCTGGTTGGCCATTTGTAACTCAAAGAAAATTAACAACTATTGGAGGAAAATACGAATGGTTTGATGAACTCAATGATATACCTGAAGGATATGGGAAATTTTACAAAATGAAAGAAGACTTAAAGCGTGGGTTGGAACAAAGAGAGCAAAAATTACTCAATGGCATAAAACCACAAACCATTGCGTATGCTTGCCTAAAAGATGAAACAAGACCTTTAAGCAAAATTAAAGATGGTAACACAAGAGCATTCTTATGTTTACCACTCGATTACAACCTTTTAATAAAGAAGTATTTCGGTTCATTTATTGCCGCTCAACATCAGCGAGCAGGAGCTATAACTTCTTGTGTTGGTATAGATCCAGCCACTCAGTGGATAGATTTGTACAACAAATTAATGGCTAAAAATAATTTATGGGAAGATTTTGACTATAAAAATTGGGATCAGCATTTGCATCCAGAATTGATATATTCCGTAGCAACAATAGTTAACTACTGGTATGGAGATTCAGATGACAGTAAGATTGGTAAATTGAGAATCATGTTATTACATGATTTGATATTCACTGATATTATTGTTAAAGATAGATTGTTCAGAAAATCAACAGGACAATGTAGTGGATGCGCTATAACTGCTGAGCTTAATTGTATAGTTCATGATGTTCTTATGTATTACGTTTGGCTTTTGATTTGTAAAGATAAAGGAATTGAAACTGACTTATACCATTATAGGAGTAATGTTGCCAGTATAATGTATGGGGATGATATTGTCAAATCTGTTACTAATGAATATGCTAGCATATTCAATGGGGAGACAATAAAACCTTATATGATTGATCTGGGTATGAATATTACACCTGGTGATAAGTTATCAACTCAATTCGTTTTGAAACCACCACAAGAAATTTATTTTCTCAAGCGCTCTTTTGTTAAAGATGGACATTATGTGAAAGCACCGTTAAGACAAGATATTATTGAAAACATCATACAATGGATACACAAAAGCGATAACAATGTTAATGCCACTTTGAATAACTGTGAAACAGCATTAAAAGAAAGTTATATGCACGGAGGTAAGTATTTTAAAGAATTGCATGATAATATCAATGAACGAATCAAAAGATTCAATTTAAATAATATAATTCGACTATCACCAATCGTTTTAAATTATGAATCACTTGATGAACAATACAAGTTCGGCAAGTTTGTTTGCGTAGGTCTTAACGGGCCGAAACACTCAAACGAGTCAGACTGGTAGTTTATTGATTATCATGTCTCGTTAAATTGTAGGTTAGGCTTTTCCTACAAGCTAAGATTTTAGTCGAGTGAGTCAACGTTTATACGCGTTCTTTATGTGCTTATCGTCAGCAAA